ACATCTTGAAGGAACGCGAGGCATTCTCCGAGCAACCTGAGAGCCTACTAGAATCCCTCAACCTAAAATAATTATGGCTAACAGCTACATTGAATATACCTCAGGACTTACAGCAACTACCTACAGTGCTCCCTTTAACGTGTTATCGATTGATGACGTTAACGTGAAGGGCTACGACGGATCAACTTGGAGCGACCTTACGGTTGCTTCCCGTGACGCCTCAGCAAAGACCGTAACACTCGACGGAGCTCCCAGTGCCTACCAAAAGATACGCGTATGGCGTAACACTGGAACCACACAGCTAGTGGACTTCCAGAACGGCTCTAGGTTGTCTGAGAGTGACCTCGACACAGCTTACCAACAAGGTCTGTTTGTGGCTCAGGAGGTTTCTGAGAATGCCTCGACGAACATCGAGGGTATCGGCCCACAAGGCCCTCAGGGTATCCAAGGAGTCGCTGGTAATGACGGAGCTGACGGAGCTGACGGAGCTGATGCTTCTACTCCCATCCCTGAAGCTGGTGCTGTTGGAGCTTACAGTTGGGGAAGACCTTTAACTAACAGCGCTATCGCAATCGGAGATACATCTAGCTCGTTTTACTCTTTGCAACAAGGCCACCCAACGAACATTGTTCGCGTCGATGGTTCACCCGTTATCCAAGAAGGTAGCGGCGTTCTTGAGTCAGGCACTTGGAGGTGCATGTCTGGATGCGGTACTGATGGCAGTAGCGGTTTCGCGGGCTTGTGGCTCAGAATATCTTAATTAACCCCCTCAATCCCTTAACAATAACCCAAAATGATACCCGATAATCCGTATACAACTCCCTTTCTCGCCGCTAGTGGCATCGTGGGAACCTTAACATTAGACCACATCAATACCTTCGTAGCAATCTGCGTGGGTGTACTAACAATGGTGTATCTAGGAATAAAAATTTACAAGGAATTTACAAAAAAATTATGAGTGATAGCAGTGAAAAACTATATGGTCTTCAAGACCTTCTGATTGATGAGTTCATTAATCGCATCCAAAGCGGTGATGCATCTCCTAGCGACCTCAATGCCGCCCGACAGCTCTTAAAGGACAACCAAATAAGTGCTACGGTAACCAATGACAACCCTATGGCTAATCTTGTTAGTATGCTTCCGTTTGACGACGAAGGCGTTGACAGAGTGGCCTCACAATAACAATATAAATTAGATAAAATGAGCTTTTCTTATACGCATTTAGACAACCCCTCTGGTACAGGGCCTTTTACCTTCGTTCCTACATATAGTGATACCAAAGAGATCGCTGTTATGGGTTATAATGGTAAGTATTGGTCATCTCTAGAGGTAGCATCCGTAAGTGGTCAAACAGTGACGCTTACCTCGGATACCAGTGGACTAAATGCAATAAGAATCTCTAACAACAGCTCAAAAGTAAAAGCAGCAGTCACCAATGGTAGCGATGATAACATCCTTAGAGCTGATAGCGCGTTCCACGACGATCTTGTAGTACCCGTAGAAGACGTCACAGACCCCACAGGAAACTCTCCGTTGACTCCTGAGAGTGTAACCATAGGTGGCATCAAGAAACACGTAGGATTGGATGCTAAGGGCGGCTACGAGTTCACTGGTGGTTTCTCTGATAGACTCAGTGGACAATCAGGAGCAAATGACCTTGGGGAATACGTTCAATACACCCAAGCGATGTCAGATGCGGGTCAATGGATGCGCTTTGGTTTCTCTAGTGCCGCGCAAGCCGCTAATGACTCTCCTTATTGGACAGAACCAGCTCCTGCGAGTGCTTCAGGAGTAGGACTATTTGGTGGTTCTTACATGCCCGCAGGTGTCTCTAAGATGTTCGATTATAGTTTTGACGTGTCATCCTACAGTGATGCTGTTAATACAGGAGACTTACAATACACAGCCGCTACGGGATCCTATGACTTCTCTGAGTGTACAGCAGGTGACCTAGGGCTGATCCGCTTTGACTTCAACATTATCCCTCAGTTTGCCAATACTACCCTTGAGGTGGCTCTTATCTGGCAGACAAGGACTGCTGATGGTACTCCTACTTATACTTTCCCGCTAACCACTCAACCGATCTTCTTTGGCGAAGGCACAGTAGGAACACCTTATCTTAATCGACCTATTATCTCGGCTTACTTTGCATCCAACGAAGACGTCAACGCCGTCGCTCTTCCCGCTATTCGAGCAAACAACCAGATACAGGTCTCTCCACTTACAACCCTTGTGACAATTCAACGATAATATGGCTATTAAAGTAATACGTAACGACGCAGGAAACTGTGTAAACTTTCTTGGAAGCTCTAATCCTGTCTACTGGAACGCCTGTTTAACGGCTGTTGTTGATAGCACCTACAGTGATCGCATTAACGTTATCAACGATGTTCGCACGGTTATTGAAGGAGAGGATGTATATGAGTTCTTTCAAGTTCCCTATACTGACTTTGCTCAAGCTGATGGAACAGTTTTCTCGGACGCTACTGAGGCATCCGTATATATCACAGCTCAGTGTAACACAGCAGGTAATACAGGCTCCTTTGTTCTAGCATCTACAGACACTCTTAATTTTAGCATTGATAGCACTAGCACTACCATCTTGCTTGGTAACGGCGACTCCTATGCCGTTAATTCTATCCAAGCTGTAGCAAACGATGATGACCATATTAACATCGTCAAGCACACCTCTGGAAACATCCTATACAAAGACCTACGAGTCGCTGGAGCATCTATCGATGGCGTAACTGTAACGCAGACCTTAGCGACAGCCGTGAACGAGCTTAATAGTCTGTTTACAAACACCGCTTCGGCTTCTGGAACTGCTCCAGCGATCACATCTAACACAACTATCAATCTGACTGCTGGTGAGACCTTGAACTACGAGCTTGTAGCGACCAATGGTGTAGCTTACGAGTGGTCAGGGCTGCCTAGTGGTATTACAACCGTGGATGGAAACGTCAGGAAGCTTATTGGTGGCTCCTCGTTAGATATAGGTTCCTATAGCATCACAGCTAAGGCCATCAATTACTTTGGTGAGGACACTCAAACGCTTACCTTAAATGTTGCTGCTCCTCCCTACTCCAACACCAAGAGTGTTGAGTTTGAGAACCAAGACTACCTCGGAGCTAATGCTGCTCTCCTTGATGGCGTCTTAGGGCGCTCTGGAAACGGTGCTGGAAGTAGCGACGCTTGGACAATTCACATGTGGTACAAGCCTGACAACTTTAATAGTGGTCAAGTCCTCTTCTACTTTGGAGACTCTGACGTAATTAACGGAGGTCACATTGAAATCCGCACAACGACTTCAGGTAAACTTCGGTTCACTTATGGCTCTAGTAACAACTACATTCGTCGTACAACTACTAATCAGGCATTCACCGCTGGTAACTGGCACAACATCATAATCACCTACAACGGTGGAACTACAGGTGCTTCCTCTGGCGACATATCGAACTACTATAGCCGCTTCAATATCTACATCAACGGCACATCCCCAAGCCTTGTGAACACTCATGGTAACTACGGGTGGTCTGGGCAACTTGACAGCGATAACTTTCGTGTAGGACGCTATGCAAGCGGTAACTACATTAGCGGTGGCCGTGTAGACGAAGTGGCGGTCTGGGACTCTAATCAGAACTCCAATGTGTCCAACATTTACAACGGTGGGACTACCCACGATCTCTCTCAGTTGACTGCATCGCCTACTCACTGGTGGCGTATGGGTGACGGAGATACTTATTCAACAATTCAAGACAATGTGGGAAGTGCTCACTTTGTTATGTATAACATGACGGCTGCAAATATCGTCACAGATGCCCCTTAATATTATGTCTAGAGATTACAAAAAAGAATACGAGAACTACCACAAGCGCCCTGAGCAACGCCGCAGGAACGACTCGCGGAAAGCCGCAAGACGGCTGATGGTCAAGAAGCACGGCAAAGCGAAGCTTGCTGGTAAGGACATCGATCACAAAGATCGGCATCCCGAAAACAACTCGTCGAGCAACCTACGGATACAGTCGAAGAAGACTAACCGAGGTAACAACAAGTAACATATGGAGATACCCCCACAGCTAAAGGATTTTAAGAACTTCCTGTTCCTCGCGTGGAAGCAATTAAACCTGCCTGACCCTACGCCCTTACAATATGACATTGCTGACTATATGCAGCATGGAGACAAACGGGCTATCGTTCAGGCGTTCCGTGGTTGTGGTAAGAGCTGGATCTGTTCCGCTTATGTGGTTCACCAGTTATTGATGGATCAGTCGTTGAACATCCTTGTTGTGTCTGCCTCTAAGACACGCTCGGATGACTTCAGCACCTTCACATTGAGGTTAATCCACGAGATGGAGATACTGCATCACCTGCGTCCTACTGATAACCAGCGTCAGTCTAAGATTTCCTTTGATGTTGGTGGCGCTCCAGCCTCTCACGCTCCC